AAGAGCTCCGTTCAAAAGGCGTTTCACGACTTGCAAGCTTTGTAGCTGCCTACGACAAAATGCCCGTCAAGAAGAACAAGCCAAAGGGCATTGGAGCCACCTACCGCGCAAAGAAGAAGGCGAAGAACTTTGGTGCCACGCCTGCATTCAATAGGGCACTTGTGGCCGCGGTGAAGAAGGTTGAATCTAAGAGTCATGAGACCTTCTATTCCGATTTCGGAATTCAGTTCAACTCCGCTACGGCCCAGGCCAGCGGTACTTTCAATGTTGGCGGTTTTCAGGCAGCACCCGGAGCTGCGGCCAATACGTCAGCCAACATATTTTCCCAGGCGACCACGGCGCACGTTATCTCCCTGCCCGCCCAGATCCAAACTGGTAACGGTGGGCAGAACGGTTACCGCCGTGGGCAGATTGTTGAACCTGTAGGGTTCCAGTGGTGGTTCAGGGGTTTCCTGAAGAACATGACCCAGCAGCATACCTTCCACTTCTGTTTGGCCAGATGGAAGGGTGGTGCTCCCCCCGCTCTCGGGGCGTACCCCGCTCAGGGTACGATGACTCAGTTGTCTCTGTTTGAGGCTGGCGGGTTCGGCCCTAACTCCAGTGCCTTCGTCACCAGCTCTGCTGAGTTCCAGAGTGGTTCCCGGTTTAACCGTGACATCTGGGACATTAAGATGCACAAGTCATTCCGGGTGAATCCAGTTCAAACTCTCGAGGCTAGCAATAGCAACAACTCGTATGCCGTTCCGGTAAAGTTTGACGGATATTACAAATTCAAGGAGAATGTTTGGGATTTCCAAACTAACATCGGTACCACTATTAAAGGTGGAGATTACTTCATGATTTGTTGGCAGGAGAGCTATGAGCCGTCTCCTGTCTCTGGCATCAGCCAGCAGGTCTATCTGCAGTTGAACATGGAGCTTTCGTTTAAGGATGCGTAATGTTTTTATGTAAATGTAACTACTTTCTTTTCAACACATTGAATGAAACAATTTTCCAGTAACCAATCCACATCCACTGATGGGTTTCCGCGCTTGTCGCGGTATTCCAGAAGTGATTTGTTAGCAACCCAGACACTTGGTCTTCCCCAGTAGACTCGTGTCTTGTGTTTATATTTGTCCGAGCAGACAAATTCCTTCTGTGCCCCCAACCAGAACTTGTACATTGGTACAAACTTGACATCATCAATATCATCAAAAAGAGCGAACTCAACATCAGGATTATCCAAATACTCCTGCAAATCAAACATACCCCCAAAATAACAGTGCTTTCCAAGCGAACGAACAAGCTCCGTCTTTCCGAGTCTCGTATCACCGTAGACAATGAGTCCTTTGACTCGACCCGGTTCAGCGGGTCTTTCTAAGAAGCGCGCTTCTTCTTCGGTGAGGGACAAGGAGTTGTTTCGGTTGCGTAGGCTCTCCACAAGAAAGCGTCTGATCTCTGGGACGGATTCCCAATCGATTGACATATTTCCCTGCTTGCTGTAGCATGGGCGTTTGGGGGCGTAACGGGAGTCTGCGTAAGCAGTGACCGAGCTTCCAAAAAGGATGAAGTCGCGTGTAGCCAATTCATAGCCTTTCTCAAAAAACTCGTCTCGAGTTGGAGCAGAGCGGATGAGCGCCCAATCTTCTTCGCGCGATCGCTTGCTCTTTGGAGCTGCGGGTCTCTCCGCTGTGCAGAAGACGATGTCTCCATCCTTTCCTGCATAGTCATATGCGTACATAAAAGTACGGCGTACGCAGAGGATGTTCGGGTGATGTCCCGCAATATCAAATCTGCGTTTGTCTTCGGTCTCGAAGCGTCTTCCGAAGTCGACGTAAGCGTGATAATGAACTCCTCCATCTTGGTGAAGTTCGCGCCCAATGCGATAGGTAGCTCCCAGCTGTTCAAGAGCGTCTCGCAACGGCGTAACATCCCAACCGTCGGGAACTTGGCTATACGTGAGCATAGCTCTTTGGCCCGCAAAACGAAATGATCCTGGTTTATTGAGTCTGGCTCCGGGGACAGTGACAATGTCCTTGAGCTCGCTGGGGATGCATCCAGGCCCACCCTGTCCGGAAGTGGGAGTGGTTCCCTGCACCTGTTGCAGGGGTGACCCAGGTGTGCGCACATGTTGCACAGAGTCCGGCACAGGCGACACAGACTCGTTGGGCTGCACAAACAATGGGCTTTCTGAGTCCGGATAGGAGGCATTGTCGATGAAATCGTCTGAGAGGTCGTATTCGTCAAGAGAGCTTCGAGGTGAATCAATGCCGATGTCGATATCCATTTAGAATATGAGTCAAGACTGAAGGGGAGGGGGGCCCCATTTATGGGGGGACGCAGTCCCACTGGAAAACCGCCTATAATGTTATGCGGTTTTCCAGTGGGAGTGGGAGTCTTGGCGTGGGAGCCTAGATCCAGCCACATTTGACTCCCCTCCCGCCCAACAGTGGGTCCATGAGGGATTTTTAAATCGCGCATTCCCCACTTTTGATGATTCACATACTCCACCCGAGCATGTCCGACGTTGCAGGCTCCGTGGTGTATCTCCTAACAAGGATTGAGGTACTACAATCAAAGATCAGCCAATCATACAGGGACGTTGGCGAAGCCACACGTGAAATTGCGCTGATCAATAGTCTGTTGATTCAGCTGAAGCCTGTGCCACGCGCGTCACCCCCTCACCTAGAGGAGACACGCGCCGAGCACCCTGCACTCCGGCCTGACCGGTTGGGTCCCCAACGACCCTCGCTTCCCAAGCGAGCTGAATCTGCTGAGAACTTAAAAAGCCGGTACCCCCGCTTTCCTTTCTCTCGCAGCTCAACAGAAACCGGAATCCCCGAATGACCATTTCCCGCAAACGACGCGGCTCATTCGGATCATACGACATCGAGGACGAAGAGGTCATCCTTGAGAGAAAGGTCCGAAGACAATTGGCCAACAGCCTTGCTTTCCAGCATCGCATCCGCAATCTCGATAGTCGCTCAAGAGCTTCTTATAATCAAGAGCTCCGTTCAAAAGGCGTTTCACGACTTGCAAGCTTTGTAGCTGCCTACGACAAAATGCCCGTCAAGAAGAACAAGCCAAAGGGCATTGGAGCCACCTACCGCGCAAAGAAGAAGGC